CTCACTCTCCCTCGCTTATTGTGTTGTGCTATTATTCGCTTATTGTGTTTATTCATCACTCACCCTCCTGCTCACTTAACTTCCTATCTATGTAACTCAAATCATCGTGACCCTGCAAATCTATGACTCGTTTTTCAAGTAGCTTAATTCGCTCATACAGGCTATCAACACACTCACAATGACTTAAGTCTGTGCGTTCTGTTCCGCTCATCACTCACTCTCCTAACGATCCCCACCGCTACCCTGTATGACACCACGCGCCATACGAGACTTCAGCTTCTCAATGTTAAAGACGGCAACGTCCTCTAGCTTGATGTTGTTTCGCTTCAGCAACACTGCCAGATTCCAAAGCACATCACCAGCCTCACTGACTAGCTTGGTGCGGTCAACGTCAACAGCATCACCCCGCAGCACAGGCTTGACAAACAGATCAGCTAACTCTGCAGCCTCTACCATCAGTGATGCTATAGGATAGAATTCGTTGTCGTAGATGGCTGTCTGTTCCGCTAACACTTGATACTCGTTAAACTCCATCACATAACCTCCTCTGTCGCTTCAATCATCTTGTCAAGATACCACCGCGCTTTACGTAAGTCCTGTACTGGATGCTCCTTATAGCGCCAACGGTGAAGATACTTCAGCGCATTGCCCTCACAGTACTCAATGAAGCCGTCACCGAGTTGCTGTTTGATATAGTCAATGGCTTCAATACCACCTGTGTTGTAGTGCTTAGGTTTAGTTACTGCATCCCACTGCTGTGGTGTTGCGTCATTCAATTTCATCGTCATTATATATGTCCTCTACTTCTAATTCATCTTCAAGGTAGTCACGTTTCTGCTCAACGAAGTCTTCAAAGCGATCTACTAAATCCTCAGAACTAATCTCCAGTACCTCTAGCAAATCAATCTCAGGCAACTGCTTTAGCTTATCACACAGGTCTTTGAATGTCATGACATATCCTTACCATACCGATTACGCAGATAGTTTATTGACACGGGCAACTCATCAAAACTACCATCGTCTACCTCATTCAGCATCCAAACACCAGACCAACTGCCGTTGGTTTGTGGATTCAGATACTCCTCATCGTGTTGGTAATAAATACCAGCAAACAATCCAGTAATGTTCTTACCATCTGCACGTCTAGCATAGGCTATGTCACGGTCTTGCACATGACCTTGCACACACGACATCATCTTCTTCTGCAGTAACAGTTTTGCGTTAGTGACAGGTCTGCCCATAACACCTGAGCAGAAGTAGTGACAGTACACAACACCATCAATCACCTTAGGCTCTAGAAAGGGTACAACTTCCCAGCCCATCTCAGTCAACATAAGATCGTCAAAACTCATCAAGCCCTCTAGCTTTGCGTCAGACTCTATAGCTCTCTCAATACGGTTCTCATGGTTACCAAGCAGGAACACCATCTTAGGTCGCCACAACTTCTTCTTGTTGATACGGAGACGCTCACGCTCTGCTCTGATTGGAGCAAGAAACGCTAGCATGGCATCAATACCTGACTCAATATCTTTAGTGTAACGTCTACCCTCAAAGCTCTTCTTACCCACATCGTAGCTTGACAGACTTGGCATATCCCAGTGATCACCTAAGTGGACAATCACGTCAGGCTTCTTCTCTGCTGCGTAGTGACCAGCCCACGCCATGTGAGAGAATGTGCTGTCAGGCTTCACCTGCGTATCAGGTATTACCATGTGTTTCATAACAAATCCTCTATAGGGTATAGCTCACCAACTTTTATTATATAGCCGTCTGCTCTATACTTTATATTGTTTATGTCCGAATTGTCTCCCTTTTTTATTTGCTTAGCTTTACTATAAAACTCATCTCTAGGCATATAACCACACAGGTGTAGTATATTTTTTTCTCTGTTGTAGCTTGAGAACAGATAAATGTCACAGCTCTGTTGCTTACGCTTCTTCATTACGTGACATTCAAAGTTATCTTTTGGGTAATACTTATTTGAAAACGTTTTACAGTCTACTGTCCTGCCGTCTTTTAGTATAAGATCATACTCGTATGACGGGGAGTGATCACAGTCTATCAAGTCTGCAACAGCCTTCTCACCTACGAATCCAACATAGTTTCTACCCTCTGGTACTATGTGATAACTTGTGTTGCGAATTGGAAGAGCAGCACTTTGCTTCTTTGCAAATTCAAGCTGAGTCTCATTCGGTTTTAGTGTTATCATCTTTTATATCTCCACTTGTTTGGTAAACTCTGTGGGGTGTAATAAGTGAAACCATTCTTATCTGCCCACTCCGCCATCGTAAACTTAGTGCCGTCTGCTCTCTTTCTTGCAAAAGGCATAGCAGTTCTCGGATTCTGGAATATGAATACAAGTTCATAAACGCACTCAAGATCAGGAGAACCATCAAGACTTCCTCTAATGTCAACATACTTCTTAGCCTCTGCTCTATCTCTAAACCTGCCCTTCACTTCTATGTAAGTGAGTAGCTCCTCTTCTTCATCATAGAATATAAAGTCAGGTTCATACGTCTTGCGTTGCACATACGGTATCTTCTCTGTGTGAAACTTACACTGCCTTAGTTCCTTGGAGAGATCAAACTCAAGCCAACTGTCAAACCCCTTCGGAATGTTCTTCCTTGTTCTCTTTGTCATTGACCTCTTCCTTGGTTGGTGGTGTCCAGATCTGCCCCTCATACCGCCTGAGCCACAATAAGATACCATTCTCTACAGCTCTCTCTTCACTACCCAGTTTCTCAACACAGATTTCATACATCTCTCGCTCTGTCTTACCTTCCAGTAGTTTCTTGGCTTTAACAGCACCGATTCCCTTGACACCAATGATGTTGTCAATGCGGTCACCAATAAGAAACTGCATATAAAAGTTGAGAGTGCCTTGTGTTTGGCTGATGTAGTACTGCTGCTTCTTAACGAAGTTATAGTGCCACCCCTTTATCTGATCAAAGTCCTTGTCAATGCTGACCATGTAGCACTTGTCACCTAACTCGGTAGCACGTATCGCTATAGCATCGTCAGCCTCTTGTCCCTCAACTAGTACAGCGCCTATCTCTAGCATATAGTCTCGCAGCTCTTGATAATGTACAGGCTTGTCGCCCTTGCGGTTGCCTTTGTAAGGCTCAGTGACTGCGTAGTCATTTCTAAAGTTAGTCTTACCAGTGATGAACAACTCAAAGTCTTCGGTCTCTAGTTCCTCACAGATGGTTTGGATTGTCTCGCCAAGCATATGCCTAGCGAGAGCAAACCCTTCCTCATTGTACGCAAAACCTATGCGATAAGTGAGGATGTCACCATCAATCAATGCGATCACAAGGCTTCCTCAAGGTCTTCAAAGGAAGCGTCAGCAGTTGGCTTGTACTCGTTCATGCCAGTGACTACTAGTCCACCGATCTTGATACCGAGACTAACGCCTGAACGCTTTGTAGGGGCGTGTGACCACTCGTAGGTCTCAGTAATCACGTTAGCTTTTGTTCCGTTGCCTATTAAGACGTTCTCTGAAATCTCCAAGCCGTCTTTGTCAAAAGCAATGATCTCAAAGTTCTTAGACTTGGCAGTAACAAAGTCACCACGGTCATCACCTTTGTTGCGAACAGAGATACCAGCGTCCTCTAACGCTTCCTTCTGCTTCTCGTTAAGGTTGCACAAGTCAACTTGATACTTGCCTGACATATCGTTACGCTGACGTAAGTTAGCCCAGTAGAGCGTTACGTCTTTAAGTGCTATTTGTGTTCTCATGTTGGGTCTCCTTTGATTTTCCAACTTAGTGTGTATCTGCCCAGTGACTTCCTGTCTTGGCTTCTGCGTCTACCTTGACCCTGAAATCTAATTCTACACCAGCTTTTGCTGCTGAGTCTACCATTATTTTTGCTACTATTTCACAATATTTCTCCTTGACAGCCATTTGTATCTCATCGTGAACAAACGCACACTGCATAACGTGAGCTGTTAGTCCTTGTCTGAGTAGTTCTTTGTGGATTTCAACGCACCACTGCTTTGCAATAATTGCTCCACAGCTCTGGAGTAGTGTGTTGAGAACGGCTCTTTCACTTCTGATGTGGAGTCTCCGCCCATCAAGTCCTTTGATTGTTCCGTTCTGTGCAAGCCTTCCGACACGCGCCTGTAGCTGTCTAAGCGCTGGCGTATTCGCATAGAAGTTCTCAAGTATCTGTTCACCTTCTTTAGCTCCTCCTCCGACAATTGATCCTATCTTTGCAGCACCTGCACCATAGAGTGTGGCGTAGATCATAGTCTTTGCCATGTTCCTCTCTGGTAGTCCTGCGGCTAGTTGATTCTTTGTGTGAATGTCACCCTCTAGTAGTTCACGTGTCCACTCATCGTCCTTCATGTAGTGTGCTAGACAGCGCAACTCAATACCGCTTAAGTCACAACCAACCAGTCTGTATCCTTCTGGGACTGTCCAGCAACTACGGCACTCTACTCCGTAGGGGCTTGACACTGACGGTATCTGCCCCATGTTGGGACTACTGTGAGTCATTCTACCTGTCACTGCACCGTTGCTGATGACTCTGCCATGCACAAAACCTTTATCATCTGCAGCATCTATCCAGCTGCTAACAAGTCCTACGCGCTTCTGAAGCATCAGAAACTCTGCCACCAGCTTAGCCTCTGGCAGGTCTATCTCAGACAGTGTGCCTTCATCTACAACTGGTCTGCCTGTCTCTGTAACACGCTTCCACTTAACACCGAGACTCTCAAGCCTCTTCGCTACCTGTTGTCGTGAGCCTACGTTAAAGACCTCAACATTGTCTTTGAGTCTCTTGCCTGTCTTCTCACTCCAGCGCTCAGTTACGATAGGTGGAAACGTCTCCTGCAACTCGTCCTCAATCACTGACATTCTGTTCTTAAGCTCAGTCAGCAACTCAGTAGCTTTT